GTAAGAATTGACGGCTGGACTTATTCCCCGGACTACCTGCGCATGTGGCGACATTCCTCCTGAGCCGTCTACCTATTCCGATATAGAACGGCTTTCGACAAACATTAATTTTTTCTGCGCACAAAAGAACAGTTGCTTTTCAATGCAAGACATGATTGATGGAGTTATTGCCTGTGCATTTGAAAGTTTGGATGGGCTTGACGAATATCCGTCACCTTTCAGACTTGTATTCAAATTCGGCGAAGACAAGGAAACTGTTGAAGACCTTCTCGCACAGAGGCAACAATTTTTCAGGCCTTCAACGGAAGGGAAAATTGAAAATTCTGAAATTTTTTAATAACTTTGTGCAAAAAAATATGTATATAGCTAATGTCATAACAAACGGTAGTGCAACCGGTGTAACGGAAATGGCTGAAAGAATCAGCAACTTTGAAAATGCCGATATGAGCAAACCAACTCTTATTATAGGCAAAAAGAATGCTGAGAGCATATTCGGAAAGGAGAATATCAAGGTACTTAACCGCAATATCAAAGACAACGTAATATGGACTTATGCCAAAAATGAACGAAGGGATGACTATCTTGAAGGAATCAAAAATTTTAATTCATTCGTGTTCGATGCCTTGAAGCAAAAAGTCAAATACAAGTATTTTGATGTTTTCCACACGAATTACAGCACGGTACGTGATTTTATACTATATATGGGGAATAAGCAGCGTAAAGTAGCGTATCTTAAAAAAGAACATATATACTTTTACACAAAGAATTCAGTATATGGATTAGATTTAAGAGAATGTGAATACTTGGGCATAAAGAAAGAAAAAATTATCAATATTATCAAGAATGCCAAAAATATCAGTTTTGTTTCCAACTTGGAAGAAAATAGTCTTGAACTCGATGAATATCTTTCCTCAAATGCGTATCTAATACCTTATATTTATTATCTTAAAAATTGTTAATTTTCAGATTGCCAAACTATTTATAGTAAAAATTAATATGTTTTTTAAGAAAAAAGCAGCAAAGCCTGTGGGATGCAGAGTAAGCAGTAATACTGCAAACAATACGCCCACAATCAAGGAAACAGAAAAGAAAGAGCCGAAGGAAGCAAAACGTTCCAAGAAGGAAATAGTAAAGGAAGAAATTCCTATTGAGGAAAATAAAGAACTTGAAAAATAGTATTATTATGATTACTATAAATGAAAATAAGATTGCAGATGCTGAGAACATACTCAACAATATGCAGAATGTAAAGCCATCCGTAAAGGTTGTAAAGAAAGACAAGGGTCTTTTCGAAAGATACGAAAGTGCCGAGAAGATAATTATAACCGAAGACAATAAACAGCTCTTGTTAGGATAACGACATGACCAAAGAAGAAATTTTAAGGGAAGACTTCAAAAGAGCCTTTCAGAGGATAAACGAGTATACTGTAAGCACAGGACTTAATGTTGATGAGGCTGATGGCCCTGAAAAAGATGACGATGGTGCTGCAGCACAGGATGCACCGCAAGATGCAAATGGCGGAGCCGATCCTATGGGAGGACCAATGCCGCCTGTAGATGGCGGTGAAGGAGCCGATGGTGACGCAGCAGGACCTATGGGTGGCACAGATCCTAATATGCAAGGCGGCGCCGATTCAGCAGACGGGGCAGTACCTCCACAAGGTCTAAATCCACAGGGAGCTGAAGGTGAAATGCCTGATGTGAGCATGGACCCTAACATGGCGCCTGAAGGTGAAGGGCAGGAGCAGCCTGATGATACCGTAATAGACGTTACGGACATTACTGATTCCCAAAAGGACATTGAGGGTGAGATTGCACACATCAATGACAAATATGAGAAAGTCATTAAGGCTCTTGGTGCATTTGAAACACTGATTAAGACAAGCAATGAAAAAATTGACGACCTCAAGAGCGAATACGAGAAACGTAATCCGACACAGGTTGAAAAATTAAGTATGCAGACCGCCCATTCCTATCCGTTTAATGTTACTCCCGAAGATTATTGGAAGAACAAGGAAGCTACGTCAAATTATAGCACCGCAAGTGATGATAATGGAAAGGAACAAGGACAGTATGTGATCACACAGAATGACGTAAACGGCGACACAAATTGGAAAGCTATTTCAGACTCTTTAGACGACGAAGACCTAATGTATAATCAAAGTTTGAACAATCTATTCAAATATTAATCTTGTTAGGATAATAGCTGTCAGAAATGACGGCTATTTTTTTTTTGTATTTTTAGAGAAATCAAACTATTTATAGGAACGATACTTATTTTTTAATAATAATTT